CTGGAGTTGAATTTGCTGCGGTAGCGGCGTACAAATGAAAACGCCCCCTGATTTGCCGTCAGGAGGCGTCGATTCAGTTGGGACTGGCAACGAACCGGGCGCAATGCCTTCACGCATATTGCCCCATCCTTACCTCTCGAATCAACTGCAATCCGCCAGTGCCGCGATAGAAGGCCCAAAACGTGGCTGTCGCACAGGTAAAAGCGTTATCCGGAAGGCAGGAGTTGACCACTCTCACCGGCCCCTAATGGGGATTAACGAGTACCCCAGGACTAGGATCCTGAGGGGAAAGTGGGTTCTTCATGTCCATTTCAAATGCAAAAGAAGCGCAATCGCGGAGCGAAACTCATGAACAGCACGAACTTCACTAACGGAAACGACCATTTGCTCGATTACAAGGTGTTTGGATACTGGATTGGCGCTTTTCCCTTGGGCTGTCTCGGAGGTTTTTTGTTTGGGGCATTTGTTTTGGCCATTGCGTGGGCATCTAAGTGATGAAACGCAAGCTTCCACCCAAGGTCAGCGAAATTCCGTCTCTCTGGACCGCCGACACCCCCAATAGCTACGCCTGCGGCCCGTACCGCGTGATCTTCGGCATCAAGTACTGGTCAGCCTGGGAAGTCGGGGTCAAGCGCATTGGCGATGCTAGGAGCGCGCAAGAGGCGATGAGGTTGGTCAAATGATTAGCGAAGTCGGTCCCTTTACTGTGGAGACGCTAAATGAAAACCCGTTCATCGATATTAAATATCGTGTATGGGTTACGGGGAAACCTGAGGTTTCTCATATCTTCAATTCATCTCGCGAATTGGGTAATTATTTTGAACAGGTTTGCCAGGATTATCTAAGTGGAAAGCCTAATGCGTAGAGCCGCTCGTACCGATAACACCCATTCCACGATCAGGGATGAACTGCGCCATGCCGGTTTTAGCGTCGCTGACACGAGCGCTCTCGGCAAATCCTTTCCCGACCTCGTGGCCGGCAAACACGGCATCAACATCCTGATCGAGTGCAAGACCCCGAGGGGCCGTAAAACCGCATTAGAACGCTTTAGCGACGAGCAAGCCGAGTTCAGGGCCGCATGGAGGGGTGGACAGCCAATCCCCGCCTATCGCACCCAGGACGTTCTGGATGCCTTTCATTTGATCGTCAAGCGGGTAGGATGGAGCGCGTGATTCCCTTAAGCACGATCAAACTGCTTCGTGAATGGGCCCGCTGGGGGGAGGGGCATAGCCTCGATTACTCGACTATGAGCCCCATGTTCGGTGAACGCGCGCTCAAAACACCCTTATTTGGCGTCGACCACGCGCCTCTAGACATTCTGCGCATGGAGTTGGCCGTATGCCGGCTCGAGTTCGATGATCGGGATATCATCATTCAGCGCTGGCAGCGAAAACGTTCTTACCGTGAGATGGGAGTCAGTTTTGGCTGTTCCACATGGAGCATTAATCGCCGATTGCGCATTGCCGAGGCGGAAGTGCATCGAAAGCTGGAAGATACTTATTGCACGACCAAACAGGAAGTGATAGTAATGGCGTACGCTCAATAATTGTCAGCCAAACACCTACATTACGATGCCAAAACCTGAATCCGGCGAGTCCATGGACCAATTTATGGACAAATTCATGGGCGATAAGCGCGACAAGAAATGGCCGAAGAAGCAGCGCGCCGCAGTCGGTTATTCGGAATGGCGCGATCGAAAGAAGAAAAAGCGGGACGATGAGCACGCTGAATGAGTGTCTCGCTCAATCCCAATGAACGGAAGTCGCCCACTTATTTCCCTCAAGGGACGACCTTTAAGCCCACGCAGGATCGCATTTTGGTCAAAGTGCTGCCCCTCAAGCTCGGGGAGCGCATCATTGCTGACTGGAAAGGCGCCTGTGTCTACGGCCAAGTCGTGGCAGTGGGACCCGGCTGTTACCCGAACCTCTACGAAACCGGTAAGCGAGACGGCAAGGACTTCAAGACCAAGCGGCAGTCCAAAGTCTTTCGCAAAACCGAAGTGAAGGTCGGTCAGCGCGTTCACTTGGGCGGCATGGAAATTGAGGGGTATAAGTTCCCGAAGATCATGGTCGGCTATGATGAGCATGTGTGGGCGACCGAGAAAGATGTATGCGGGATTGAGCAGTGATGCGCGTTAATATTCGGGATCCTTTAAGCGGATTAAGCGGATTTTCGTCAATACCTTTCGATATTGATGAAAAATGGCTGCGTGAGCGAATGCGGACTGGTCAGAGCGCAGAAGAATGTTTGGCTGAGGAAATAGCCAAAATTCCTGAGCTTCTCAGACGCAATATCGCCTACACTGCCCGAATCAACAAGGCTTACGCTGATGTATTTAAAGCCTGACCAAGGCGATGGCATTGAGCGAAAGCGCATGGGTGTCGAGGCCGGCACGGTTGATTTCGGCCATTTGACTGCGCGTAACCGCTTGATCAAGGAAGTGGTTGCCCCTGCGGTCGACGCGCTATTGGCGGCGGCTAAGTCCGATCACGTCATAGACTCGAAGACCACGTACACGATTCAGATTCTGATCACGAGCGAGCGAGAGATTTCAATTAACTAGCACGGCGCCTAGGTTTGCGCTGAAGGATACGATGATGGATGAACCAAAGCCCACCGGCCGCCCCCCGTTAGAGCCGCGCATCAAGGAACTCGAAAACGAGGTTCACGCGCTCAAAACCCGCAATCAGTCCCTGGAGAACCGGGTAGCTGAGACCGAAGTGTGGTTGCGGCGCTTGGATGTGAGCGCGATCAACTCGAATCCCGTTGGGAACGCCCCCCAGCCGATGGTGTAGAGATGGGCCGTAAACCTTTGCCTGACCATGTATGGGCATGTCCTCAATGCTTCGTCGGCTGGCAGCAATATATGATTAATCAAGATCTGAATATTTGTAGCCATTGCGGCTATAAGGGCGGCGATGTCGATCTTGCGCTCATTGCCAGGCATTACAAGGAGTTAGACAATGGCGCGCCCGCGTGAATGGGATCGCGCAGAGCTTCGCGAACAGCTCGTGCAGTATGTGGAAGAGACGGACATTCCTATCGTCGCCGACTTTGCACACAAAAGCGGCGTACTTCGCCAATATCTCTATGATCTCCCTGAATTAGCTGACGCTCTTAAAAGGTGCGTCGAGAAGAAAGAGTCAGCGCTTGAGCTATTAGCGCTCTCAGGCAAGGTCAACTGCAGCATGGCCATATTCAGTTTGAAGCAATTGGGCTGGAAGGACACGCACGAGCAGACCCATGTCGGCGATAAAGAGCGCCCGATTATGATCACGAATGCAGATGCGGATTTGTGAAGCGCCGAGACCTATTCAAGTTCCTAGGGATAGGGGCCGCTGCATTGCTGGCGCCCGAACTGATCGTTCCTAAGCGCGTGAGCTATTTCCTGGCTCCCCGCGCAGGCTGGCTTGCTCCTCCCGCTTTTCACATGCGCTTGGTGGAGCAGTATGTGATCAACACGGATTCAATGCCTACGCGCTATGACGTGCTCTATCAGCGTCCCTATGGCCCCCTTCAACTGAATGTGACCTTGGATGAGCGCGATGATGTGGAGGCCCGGCGATTGTTGGGGGCTGAACTGACTAAGAGAGGGCTCATTTGGGAGCCCGATGCTACCCACCTACTGGAACTACCCCGGGCGGCGTATCGGGCTCAATTCTTATGAGCGCCCTGATGCGCAAGTTAGCCCTGACGCTGCCTGAGCATGAGGTAGCCGCCACGACCTGGCAATCGATCTACCCGCACCGAGAGCGATGGGATCAAGTCCCAGGGCCTGAGCGGCAGGACTTCTTGAATCGCATCGCGGATCTGGCGAATCGCCTTCGCAAGAAGTGACGTTCGAACTCACACCGAAGCAGCAGGAGGCTAATCGCCTACTCGCTGCCGGCGCCCAGCATGTGATGCTCTTCGGGGGCAGCCGATCAGGCAAAACGTTCATCCTGGTGCGCGCTAACGTCATTAGAGCGGTGAAGGCGAAAGGGAGCCGTCACTGCATCCTTCGCTTTCGATTGGGCCATATCAAGTCCAGCATCGTCATGGATACGTTCCCTAAGGTGATGCAGCTATGCTTTGCCGGGGTTGAGTACGAACTCAACAAATCGGATCTGTATTGCCGCTTTGAGAACGGGTCGGAGCTCTGGTTCGGCGGATTGGACGATAAGGAGCGCGTTGAGAAGATCCTGGGTAACGAGTACTGCACTCTGACCTTCAACGAATGCAGCCAGATCCCCTGGAATAGCCGCAACATGGCGATCACTCGCCTTGCTCAGTCGGTCACGCAGAAGGTCGAGGGCATCGAGAAGCCGCTTCCCTTGCGGGCGTATTACGATGAGAACCCCCCCGATAAGGGTCATTGGACGTACCGCTTATTCAAATTGAAACTAGACCCCGAGTCCAAGCGGCCGCTGCCCGATCCTGAGAACTACGCCTGTATGCAGATGAATCCAAAGGATAATCTGAGCAATCTAGGCGCGGATTACTTGAAGACGCTGCAAGGACTCTCCGGACGCCTCCAGAAGCGCTTCCTGGAGGGCGAGTTCCGGGACATGGCGCCCAATGCGCTCTTTAGCGACGAAGTAATCGACAAGTGGCGCGTGGTAGATCGGGAGCTACCCGACATGCTGCGCATTGTGGTTGCCGTCGATCCTTCGGGCGCGGATGACACCGATAACGTCGAGAATGACGAAATCGGCATTGTGGTGTGTGGGCTAGGCACAGATGGCAACGGCTATCTGCTCGAGGATCTGACCTGTAAGGGCGGTCCTGGCCTCTGGGGTAAGATCGCAACCGACGCCTACGACCGTCACCAGGCCAATATCATCGTGGCGGAAGTGAACTTCGGAGGCGCAATGGTCAAGAGCGTGATCCGCTCTGCCAGGCCCAACACTCCGTTCAAACCCTTGACGGCTAGTCGCGGCAAGGCAGTGCGCGCTGAGCCGGTCTCTGCCCTCATGGAGAGCGGCAAGGTGCGCTTAGCGGGCTATTTCAGGCCGCTGGAGGAAGAGCTTTGCGCCTTCACGACCCACGGCTTTATGGGCGAGCAGAGCCCGAATCGCGCTGATGCGTTCGTATGGGGTATGAGCGAGTTATTCCCTGAGCTGGTCAAAGCGGTCAAAGCTGTACCGAAAGTGGTACAGGAACCATTCATTCGTCCCACACAAGAGAGTTGGATGGCGTCATGACGCATTTGGAACAATCAGGAGTCTCAGCCCCGTGAAATTTGTGACTTCTGTCCTAAACGCGACATGATCGATCAAGACCATCCTGACAAAGACGCCACCACCGACGCTGACATCATCGCGGAGTGTAAGGCGCGCTTTGCCCAGGTCGAGGAAGCGGAAGGCGAGAACCGCAATCTAGCGCTCGACGATCTATCGTTCATCGACGGCAATCAGTGGCCCGATGACGTATCGAACACCCGGAAGAATCGTCCCACACCCGTCGTTAATCACACAGAGACGTATCTCAACCGGGTGATTAACAACATCAAGCAGCAGCGCCCGCGCATCAAATGCCACCCCTTGGGCGATGGGGCGGATGTCGAGGATGCCGAGGTCGTCAATGGCCTAGTGCGGCATATCGAGCAGTTATCGACCGCCTCGATAGCCTATGACACAGCCGGGGGCTCCGCCGTCAAGATGGGCTGGGGCTACTGGAAGATGCAGACCAAGTACGTCGATGAGCGCAGTTTCGATCAGGACATTTGGCTAGTTCCAATCCGAAACCAGTTCACCGTGTATATGGATCCTGGCGCCCAGATGCCCGCGGGCGAAGATCAGATGTGGTGCATCATCACCGGCAAGATTCGCCGTATCTTGTACAAGGCGCTCTACCCGAAAGCGCCGAATGTGGAGTTCATGCTCCAGACGACCGGGGATCAGGATCGCAGTTGGGAGAGCAAAGAGGAGTTGCGCCTCGCTGAGTACTATCGCATCTGCGAGAGGCCGGCCAAGCTCTTTAAGCTGATGCCGGGCTTGAAGGATGACAAGGAGCGGCCGGTCAGCTCCGCCTTTGAGGATGAGATCAAGCAAGCAGGCGCTGAGAGCCTGATCGCGATGGGCTTAGGCGGCAAGCCTATTACCCGGGATTCCACCCGCCGCTCGGTCGAGTGGTATCGCATCAATGGCGAGACGATTGTGGACCGGCGAATGTTACCGGGCCGTCACATTCCGGTCTTTAGAGTGGAGGGTAATGTCGTCGATCTGAACGGCAAGATCCTGCGCAAGGGCATGGCCAGAAACTTAAAAGGCCCGCAGCGCAATTTCAACTACATGACGGCGGCCAAGATCGAGCGATTAGCGCTGACCCCCAAAGCGCCCTATGAGGCCTTAGAGGGGCAATTAGATGGTCATTCTGAATGGTATGATGCTAATCAGCGCAACTATTCGGTATTGGTATCGAAGCCTGTTTATGACGATGCGGGCAACCTTTTGCCTCCGCCCCATCGCACCGCACCGGCTCCGGTGGAGGCAGGATTTGTCGAGGCGATTCAAGCCGCGGAACACGACCTATTGGCGATTGCGGGTATGCCCCATGAACCGGGTCAGGATGAGCAAGGACAGGTGGTCTCCGGGGTCGCGATCGGGAAGCGCCAGAGCCTCTCCGATCAGACGCATTTCCAGTACTACGATAACCTGACCTTGGCGATTGCCCACTGCGGGCGCGTGATGCTCGACTGGATTCCGGTGTATTACGACACCGAGCGCATGCAGCGCATTATCGGCGGCGATGGCGTCCCGCAGATGGTGCCCATCAACACGCGCACCCATGAGGCGGGCGTCGAGACGATCAAGAACGACATGACGGTCGGTCGCTACGATGTGGTGATGGACACAGGCCCTGGCTATGAGACAAAGCGCATTGAGGGCGCTGAGACGCTCATGCAGCTTCTAGGCACCCCCTTGGGTGAGATTGTTGCCCAGAAGGGCGGTGATTTGGTACTACGCGGCTTGGATACGGCCTATTCAGAGGAATTGGCAGACCGACTCATTGTGGGGATCCCAGATGAGCTTGAGAAAGCCACCGAAGGCATGTCCGATCGTGCCAAGAACATCATCAAGGCGCAGCAGCAGCAGATTACCCAGATCGGCCAGCAGCTCCAGTCCGCGCAGCAGGATTTGAAGTACGGCATCACCAAGACGCTCCACCAAGAGGCGACGAAGCTGCAAATCGAGCAGTCGCGTGATAAGCGGGCGGAGGCTGATACCCATACGGACACCTTCACGAAGTTGGAGGATACGCACACCCGCGCTCATACGGCCATTGCGGTCGCGGAGATCGCCGCAGGGGCGAAGCTCTTGGATACCCATGTCAAGGGCGGCTATGACGCGAAAGGCCGTGAGGATGAGATAGCGGCGGCTGAACGCGCTGAGAAGAGTAACGGAAAGGCTAATTGAACCCGCACGCCACGGTTTGGCGAATTGGAGTTAGATATGGCTGATGAAGTGACCCCTGCTGATACCACAACTGCCCCGGCGCTCGATCAAATCAAGAGCTACGATGACTTCAAGGCCGCCAAGAAGGCGAAACCGGTCGAGAAAACGCCTGCCAAGGCCGCTGAAGTTGTCAAAACGGAGGCTAAGGTTGATGGTCCCGCCGCTGAGGTTGTCAAACCAGAATCGGTCACTCCCGATGTCGACGATGTAGAGGATGAAAACGGGCTCACCCCCCGTCAAAAGCGCGAACTGACCGCCAAGATGTTGAAGGCCATTGGGGCTAAGCACAAAGCGGCCATGCGAGCGCACGCGGAAGCCGAGGAGTCGAATAGACTCGCCGAGTCGCAATTTAACGAGCGCAAACTGCTCGAAGCTAGATTGGAACGTGCCGAAGCACGACTGAAAGAGATCGAAAAAGCGCCTGCTGCGGAAGATCAAGAACCGAAGCGTGAGGCGTTCGATAGTGATGCGAAGTATTGGGACGCGAAGATTGACTGGAAAGCGGCACAAGCGGTCAAGAAGGACCGAGCCGCGAGGGCCGAGGAGCAGCGCGTTGCCGCGCAAGAGGCGCTAGACGCTGCCCGGGCCACTCGAAACATCGAATTCGCGAAGACTGTGCCTGATTGGGAAGAGGCCCGCACTGCATTGAGCGAGGCTTATCCGAATGCCCCTCCTGGGCATATTCAGGCCTACATTATGGAGTCAGAACTCTCCGCGCCCATGATGCATTACTTTGGTACTCACTTAGAGGAGTACGGCAAGATTCTTGAATTATCACCCGTCAAAGCGATTGCCGCGATTGGGAAGCTCGAAGCCAAACTGGACAAAGTGCCAGAACCTAAGCCTACGGGCACTATTCCCATTTCCCGAGCACCCGCTCCGATTGGCTCAATTTCAGAATCTGTGACGGTTACCCCCCCAAAGGACCCCTCCAAGATGACGTTTGATGAGCTTCGTGCACACCGACGCGCCGAGAGAGCCGCCGCCGCACGCCACTGAGTAAGGTGCTCCACCTAGGAGCATTTCGATGTCTAATCTACTGATTACGACCAGCTACCTCACCAATGAGGCGCTGGAAGTACTCGAAAATAACTTGGTTTTCGCGAAGAAGGTCAACCGCGAATATGCGGATGATTTCGCGCAGAAAGACTTCAAAATCGGCGCGACCGTCAACGTACGGCGCCCCGCTCGGTATATCGGCACCTTTGGCCCGAACCTGAATGTGGAAGACACGAATCAGACCTACGTGCCCGTGTCGATCAACTATCAGTTCCACGTCGATGCGCAGTTCACGACTGCGGACATGGAATTGCAGATGGAGGACTTTCGCCCCAATGTGTTGGAGCCTGCGGTCGCTGCGGT